TGTTGAGCAGTACGTGCAGTGCATTGCACGAGCCGACAGGAAGGGTCAGGACTCTGACAAGGTGACGGTCATTCACATCGAGGGTAGCCCCATCGAAAAGAAGATGTTCAAAGCCTTGCAAAGTAACGTAAGCAGTCACTCACTTTTGACTGAGATGTTCAACATGGAAATTAAAAAATAAAGGAGTTGCAAAGACCAGAAACATGTGTACACTGTCCAACCTTAGACAAAACAAAATAGGAGAAGCCCATGACTACAACAGTCATACCACTCGACAAGTTGGCGAAGGTCTACCGAAAGATTCGCAGCGAAATCGAAACCCTGACCAGAGAGTACGACACGAAAGTGGAGATGCTCAAGGCCACGCAAGACGACATCAAGCATGCAATGAAAGACCAGATGCAAGCGCTTGGTGTCACATCGGTCAACACGCCGCAAGGCACTGTTGTCATGTCGATCAAGACACGCTACTCAACAACGGACTGGGACTCGTTCAAGACCTTTGTGACGCAGCATGACGCGCTCGACCTGTTCGAGAAACGAATTGCTCAGACCAACATGAAGCAGTTCCTCGAAGAAAACCCCGGCGTTCTGCCACCCGGACTCAACTCCAACGCTGAGTACGATATTTCCGTTCGCAAACCAAGCAAGTAAGAAAGAAGACCATGAGTAATGTAGCTCTGTTTAATCCCTCCCAAGTACCCGCCTTCGCACGCAAGGCCGAGATGTCTGACATTGCCAAAGCCCTTGCGGGTGGTGGCGCTGCCAGTGGCAAACGTGTGTCGATAAAAGGCGGTGTGTTCCGTCTGATCTCTGCTGGCAAAGAAATCGCAGCAGTCGATGAGCGCTTCCTCGATGTGGTGATCGTCAAGGCCGCACCGAAGGTAGCCCGTGTGTTCTACGCAGCCAAGTACGACAAGGACGCAACCGCAACCGCGCCTGACTGCCAGTCCAATGACGGCGACACGCCCGACCCCAAGAGCAAGAACAAGCAGTCCGACACCTGCGCCTCCTGCGACCAGAACGTAGCAGGGTCAGGCAATGGCAACACACGCGCTTGTCGTTATCAGCAGCGCTTGGCCGTGACTCTGGCCAACAACATTGAAGGCGATGTGATGCAGTTGTCCCTGCCAGCCACCTCGATCTTCGGTAAGGAAGACGGCGACAACCGCCCACTGCAAGCGTACGCACGCTGGCTCGTGGCCCAAGGCGTTGACCCCAGCACTGTCGTGACCCGTATGAAGTTCGACACTGCCAGCGAGTCCCCCAAGCTGTTCTTCAAAGCGATGCGCTGGTTGACCGATGACGAGTTTGCTGAAGCCACCAAGCAAGGCTCAACCGCCGAAGCCAAGAAGGCCATCACGATGGACGCCGCCGGTATGGACATGGGCAAGCCCGCCGATGCGCTAAAGGGTGCAGCACCGAAGGCTAGGCCAATGGGCGAGATGATGGACGAAGACGAGGAAGCAGCGATTGCGGCTGAGCGAGCCAAGATTACCAAGGCTAAGGCCAAGGCCAAGCCAGCCCCAGTGGTCGAGGACGAAGAAGACGAAGAGCCAGTCGTGAAGAAGGCAGCGGCGGCAAAGCCAACTGCTGTGCCCGGCAAGAAAGCGCTGGCCGATGTGGTCGCTGACTGGGATGACGAGTAATTAAGTAAGTTTCGCTGGGCCGCAGGCAGCGGTCGCATTACATGGGTCGGCGGTCCATGACATACGCGTCGTTATCCTTTCACAAACAAATCCATGACTGCGTTTCCTGCCCTGCGTGTCCCAGCGCCCTTTAAGACCATTATGGCTTACTCACAAAAAACAATCGACATGGTTATGCGTGCGCCGAAGACTCCGGGCAATCAGCTCGGACGTTGGGCAGTTCACCACAACTTCTCTGTCGTTCGTATTTCGATAGCGCTTGGCGTAACCCGCCAGACCGCATACAACTGGTTCGCAGGCGGAGACATCTTCCCTGCGTACGAGCACCGCGTTGAGACGCTGCTCAAGTTCCTCCAAGATTCACGCTCCGCCGATGAGGCATGGAAAAAGATATGTCAACACTACAACCTTCAAGCCTGAGCAACCGCGAGCTGATCTTGGCTTGCGACAACGCATGGACAGACACGGGCCTACCCGCCGACCTCCAGTTCGAGTTATACACACGCTTCTGCCGCCTCGCTCCGATCAACGAGCATCCAGTACAAGACCCCCAGCAGCGCGACCTGTTCGTGTAACCCCCAAGGACTTTAATGACCCCGCTTGAATTCCTTGCGGTTGTTCTGCCGTCCCCAACTTCTGGGGTGTACTGCGCGGCGGAACTCAGCACTAAAAAGAAAGAGCATCTGTATGTTGAAAAGCTGGAAGACATTTACCCTGCCGTAGACAACTGGGTTGCCGCTGAGAAGAACGCCTACTTCGCGCTGGCTACGTTTGAGAAGGCCGGTAAGCGCACGGCGGAGAACGCCCGCTTCGTCAAGTCCATGTTCATCGACATGGACGGCTATGCCTCCAAAAAGCAAGCCGCACTGGCGCTCGGTGCATTCCTTGCCGATACTGGCTTGGACTCGCTGGGCGCTCCGTGGATCGTGGCGTCTGGTGGCGGGCTGCACTGCTACTGGCCCCTGACCGAAGACATCGATGTAGCTGTGTGGAAACCCACAGCCGAGAACTTCAAGCGCCTGTGCAAGCAGCAAAAGCTCAACATCGACATGACTGTGACAGCGGACGCTGCCCGCGTCCTGCGTATCCCCGACACGGTTAACTTCAAGAAGAACGATGACGGGTCGTGGAAGTACGGCAGGCCCATGCCAGTCAAGCTGCTGGCCCAAGGCGACAGGTTCGACTTCGAGATACTCAGCCAAGCCATTGCGTCCAAGCTGACCTCGATTGCTCCAGTATCGGCAACGTCCGCGTTGAGCCTGCCGGGTAAGCGCCCAGATGCAGCGCCAGCAGTGCCGACCACGATGGCCGGAGCCAAGCTGTTTGAGAACAGCACGACCAAGTTCGGCACGATCTACCTGAAGACCAAGAACGGCACCGGCTGCGCCCAGCTCAAGCACTTCGTGCAGAACGCTGAAGACGATGGCATGGAGCCCCTGTGGCGTGGCTGGCTGAGCATTGCCCAGAAGTGTTCGGATGGTGAGCGTGCGGCGGTGTGGCTCAGTGGACTGCACCCCTATGACGAGGTGCGGATGCGCGAGAAGCAGGCCCAGATCAAAGGCCCGTACCCCTGCGTGAAGTTTGAGAGCGAGAATCCCGGCGTGTGTAACGGGTGTCCACACTTCGGCAAAATTACCAACCCGCTTGCGCTTGGCCGTGAGATCGAGGTTGACACTGCCGAGAAAGAAATCGAGATCATCATCCCGTCTGAAAGCCCGAGCATTGCGCCCGAGGTCAAGAAACTGCTGCGTCCTACGCCTCCTCGGGGGTTCGGCTACGGCAGCAAGGGTGGCGTGTTCTCCGAGAAGTCTGTGGAGGATGCCGATGGCAACACCTCCAAGAAGCAAGTGATGCTGCTGCCGTATGACCTGTTCGTGGTTGACATCCTGAACAACAACGGCGACCACACCATCCACATGCTAGCGCTGCGGCCAGAAGGCCCAGCAACAATCACCATCCCGCAGAAGGCGGTGGTGAGCCGAGATGAGACAGTCAAAGCACTGGCTCAGCAAAACATCATCGCCTCGTTTGGCGCTGGTAACGACAAAAACCTTTTTGAATATGTGAGAGCATGCGTGGAACAATCTAGTACAGGGAAAGCAGCCGTCAAAGTCCCATCAAACTACGGCTGGCAGGAAGACGACACCTACGTCTTCGCAGGTAAGATTTACAGCAAGACCGCAGCGCCCATCTCCGTGCCTATGGCCGGACTTGAGAACATCGTGGCAAACACCAAGCCGACCGGCACCATCGAGGCGTGGTCTGCGTTCATCAACCTGCTCATCCACAAGAAGATGTACGCCCACTTGGCCGTTATGCTTGCCGGTGCTGGAGCGCCACTGATGCGCTTTACAGGCATCTACGGCATGACCTACCACTGCGGCTCCACTGAGTCCGGTACGGGCAAGACGCTGGCGCTGGAAGCAGCCGCATCCGTCTGGGGCCACCCCACCCACTACCGCACAGGCAAGGGCACATCCCCCGTAGCCATGCAGCAGCGCTTGGGCCTGCTCAACAGCAACCCGCTGATTACGGACGAGATCACCAGCAAGAACCGCAACAACTTCGAGTGGTTCCCTGAGTTCCTGCTGGATATGACCGAGGGCCGTGGCAAGGAGCGCATGGAGTCCGGCTCCAACAAAGAGCGCTTGAACCTGTCCACATGGATGACCGTGGCGATCATGTCCTCCAACACGCACGCCGTGGATATGCTGACAGGTGGCCGCAACCATGCGTCCGAGGGCGAGCTGCGCCGCCTGCTTGAGTTCATCATGGACCAGCCGTTGAAGTGGGAACCGCATGAGATCGAGATCGTCAAGTCCTTGCAACACAACTACGCCGTTGCCGGTCACATGCTGGTCGAGTACATGGCTAAGAATGTCGAGCTGCTCAAGACGCTGGTGCCTGAGATCGTGTCGAACATGTACAAGGAGTTCAACGCCACCAATGACGAGCGCTTCTGGATGGCCGGTATCGCGGAGTTGGTCGGCGCTGGCATCCTGATGTCGAGCACCCACGCGGGCATCATCGACATCCCGATGGGCAAAATCATCGAGTTCCTGCACGGCATCGTCACGGGTATGCGCAACAACATCAAGGGCAATGCACGCAGCGCCGAGGATGTGCTGAACTCCTACACACGCGAGCACTACGGCCACTTCATCGTCATCCGCCACATCGAGGGCAACCGCGTGCTGGCAGAGCTGGGCAACGGCAAAGAGGTGGACGACTCGACTACCCGCTCACGCATCATGGGGCGCATTGAGCACGGCACCACGCCCGGCTACATTGACTACTTCATCGAGCAGAGTATGCTCAAGGCGTGCTGCGCCAACATGAGCTTCGGCTACGCTGACTTCAAGCGCCAGCTCGGGAGCTTGTTCAAGGTGACGGAAATCTCCAAGAAGGACATGACCGCCAAGACCCGTGGCCCGCAGATGCGCGTGGCAGTGCTGAAGATTTCCCGACTTATCACCGAGAAGGACAATGAGCTACTCAATTCGGTTCCCGTGGGACAAGACTGAGCGAGGGCAGGGGTTCTTCATCCCCTGCCTCGACACGGAAGCCGTTCGCATCAAGGGGCTGAACCAAGCGCTTAGATACCGAGATGCCCGCGCTATTGCGGGCATCCGGGACGGCATCATCGGGGTGTGGTTCTATCGGCTAGGGTGAGGAACTGCCGAGCGTAGGCCACCTTCATCTTATCGAGTCGCTCCAGCGCCGCGTCTTTCTGTGCCGTTGTCATGGTTTTGGACGCCTTGATAGAGCGCTCTTGCTTCGCCATCTCGCCCAGCGCTTTCTGTACAGACCCCGAGGTAGATACCAGCGCCAGTTGGTTTGCGTACTGTTGCACAAACGCTTGTGCTTCAGCGCGTTTACCCTTTTCAAGCAGGGCGTTGTACGTGCCCTTGACCTGCTGGAGTTCCACCATCTTGTCGTAGGCCGCATCCAACGTGCCGCGTCCCTCTACTGGCTGGAACAGACCGCCGATGAACGGCATCTTGCTTGGCTTCACGGAAGGCTTGGCCGTCTCGGCGGCTTCTGTATTCAGCAGGGGGTTGGCCAACTGCACCAGCGCGATGCCCAGACCGCCCGTGTAGCCACGGATAAGGTAGTCAAGTTTGATCGGGCTTATGCCCACTTCACCTGTGACTGCGCCAATCAATTTGGACACCTCCGTGCTGCTGTCGCGGTAACGCTCCGTTGCCATCACGCCCTTCTCGCGCTCCGACTCGATGTCGCCGCTGAAGAACGATTTGCCCAGCACCACTTCGGTCAGGGGCTTGATGGCTTGCGGCAGCGCAAACGGGTTGGACTGGGCCAGTAGCGTGCCGATACCCTTGGCCGCAGCGCTTGCTTTGTCGTCGCTCATGGCTACGTTGTATACGGCCTCCGGCAAAGACTTGAACAGATACCCAAGCTCAAACGGGATTGGCACGCGCACAGGCTCGGACACGCCCGGAAAGTACACAAACCAGTTGCCGTAGCGCTCTTCCGGCTTGGCTCGTTTGTACGCCTCGTCATCCTGCATTGCCGCAGCGTAGGCCATCGTACCGACGGCCAGCATCAACCCGCGCTTAAACAGTTTCTCGCGTATCTTGAGCTGTTCGTTGTAGGGCATGTCGCCTTTGAAAGCGCGATACAACACGTCCAGACCCTGAATCTGTGCGTTGAAGAACGGGATCATCGTGGACAGCATCTGGATGCTGGGCGACAGACCTCGGCGGCTAAAGTTCATCGACTCGACCGAGCGGAGTAGTGCCTGCTGGTGGCTCATACCCTTGGCAATCGAGTCCTTGTAGATCACGGCGCGGGTGGCCGTATCGCCCTGCAAAGCAAACGCATCGGCCTTGGCCATCAGCTTGGTCCAACCCGCCTTACCGGAAGTTATCTCGCGCAACACTTTACCCATGTCGCGCTCATCGCCCGTGAAGACGTTGCTGCTCACCGCACCTGCCTCCATCAGAGTGCGCTCGGTTTCGCTGCGGCCAGCCACCATGCTAGCCAGCTCTTTGAACGAACTCAGCACCGGGACCGCATCCGTGCCGGTAGTCAACCACGCATTGAGTGGGTCGCGGATCATCTGGCGTATTGCGTATGTAGGCGCACGAGTAACGAACTGACGCAGCACGTCCGCAGGCATTCCCAGCAGTTTGACCACCGCAGGGATGGTTGTCTTGATACCCTCCATGCCCTTGACGATGTACTCCGCAGGAATGCCGTACATGTCTGTGTCGATGACAACGTGCATATCCACGCCGTTTTTCTTGAAGCGCACAGTGTCAGCGCCTTTTGGACCCGGACCTTGGCCGATGCGCGAAGCAATGCCGATCTTGCGCAGCATGAACGCGGTTTCCTTGACGCTCTGGTTGCGCAGGCCCAAGTTGGTCAGCATGAACGTGTTCTGCACCATGCTGGTGAAAATCGGCATGATCTGTTTGTTGTCGCCCACCAACTGCTGGAGCTGCGGCTCGTCCTTGATATTGCCGATGCGAACAGGGTGCTCACGGTCGATCATCAGTTGGACTTCGCCTTGTGCATTCACGCGGTAGAACGGCACGTAGGTAATGGCTTTCAGCTCCGCTGCCTTTGCTGCGGTCAGCTCGCCCGTCTGCACAAGGAAGTCCAGTTGGCCGTTGTTGTACTCTTGGTAAATCTTGGCCGCTTCCTTGATGGCGTCTTCCTTCTTCTTGTCCGTGCCAAGAATAGCCATCATGCGCTGATACTTGGCCTTTTCGGCATCGGGGCTGGTGTAGTTGAGCTTTTCCCAACCCACTTGCTTGGCACGGGCACCGGCCAAGTACAGCGTGAACATGCCCTCGGCTTCGGAGTCGTTGGTAAACCCGCCCTTGTTCAGCGCCTCGGCCATCAGCAACGCGTTTGGTCCTTTGGTGCTCTTGTAGGTATGCTCGATGCCCTTGTCCGTCTTGGTTGTCACCAGTGACAGGGGACCGTTGGTCAGCGCTTGACCCGCAAGCTGGCTGCGGTGCTCACCGAAGCGAAGCAAGAACTCGGCATTGGCGGCTTCCACGTCCGTCAGGACACCAGCGCTCATGCCCTTGCGGAACGCATCGGACACCGCAGCAAACTTGTCCACGAGCTGCATACGACCCGCCAAGCCCATGACGTTGCTGAGTATCTTATTGACGGCAGATGGCTCCGGCGTAGCGTCGAACTCGCCGGGGGTACGGCGGATGCGGAACGCAATCTGCCCTTTGGCATCACGGTACGCGCCGATTGTTTTGTTCTCAAACGCTTTGCGTGACTTGCGCAGCGCATAGAAGATGTCTGATGAAGACATGGCAGGCATCTTGGAGAAACCCAACTGCCGCATACCGGAGCGAACCATACCGATCAGCTCTTTAATCCAGCGTTGGGCCTTGTTGCGAAATGCTTCCGTCACGCGGGCTTCTTCGGTGTGGGCAATGATCTCGCGCAGCGCCTGCAAGTTCTGCACTTCTACGGAACTGCCCAGTTCTTTCTGTGCCTGAATGGTGCGTTCAACTTCGGCAAGCAATTCAGCGCCGCCGATTTCTTCGGCCAGTTTGTTCAAGTCCGTCTTCTGTGCGTACTCGCCCAGACGTTGCATACCAATAACTGTATCAACACCGTAATGGCCGACAAGTTCGTGCATGACCGTTTTCTCAAGATCAAGCAGGTCGCTGTGCTGGTCGCCCACCACGAGAACCGTACCGTCACTGAACACAGCACCTTTAACAACGGCTACGGTTGGGTCGATGCCGTCTTCAGCCATCATAGTGAGCAAACGCACGGGAATTTTCCCCGGCGTGGCGGCATACACAAACTTGACGTTGGCAGGCAAGTTCTTCTGCACGTCGTCAATAAATGTCTGAGCTTGTGCTGCGTCAACGACACCTTCAGTTGGGGACGCTTCTACGCGGTAAGCCGTGCCGCCTTCACTGTCGTTGACTTCCTTCATCACGCGCTCTTGCTCGGCCACGGACATGGCTTTGCCCATGTGCCGCTTGGCACCAACTGCACGGCTTTCGGGAGAGCCGGTAGCTTCTTCCTTCTTAGCCAACGACACCTTGCGGGTAGTCTGTGTACCGCGCTTGGACTTGAGCGTTTGCTTGCTGCCCGCCAAGGCTTCTTTGGTTACCTCGATCTGTTCCTTCAGCGTAGCCTTGTACTCAGGCGTAACTTTGCCAAGCTCCATCGCTTTGTTGTTCAGCTCTTCCGCCATGTTGCGCTGGAAGGTAGTCACGGCGGGGTCGTACTGGCCGTACTTCGCCTTCAGTTTGGTATAGCGGTCAAGCTGCGCCTTCTCAAACTTCTTGTAGTCAGCTTCTTCCGTACCCAAGTCACGAGCCAAATCACGCATTTTCTGCGAGGTCTCGGCTTCCTTGCGGACATCACCAGAGGCAATACGCGCCTGAGTCCGGGCGGTGCGGGACATGGACACTTCGGGCGTAAACTTTTGTACACCGAGTTCCTTTTTAGTTGCGGCCAGTTGCTCTTTTAACGCAGCTTGATATTCTGGTGTGCTCTTTCCGAGTGTCAACGCCTTTTTATCGAGGCTGCTGTCGGACATACTGTACTTGCGAAACTCCGCAACTTGTTTTGAGTCGGCTCCGTACTTTTGTTTGAGTGCGTCAAGGCGCTGCTGAAGACCTGCAACAAATGCTTTATATTTATCCGTCTCTCGCCCCAATCCCAGAGCGGTAGTTTCCAACGTGTCACGTTCAGTATCAGCGAGGGCTTTCTCCTTAGCCTTGGGGAGCAGCAGCGCTTTCTTGGCTTCGCGTTCTGCCTCGACTGTTTCCAGCGGGGCTTCTTTGTACAGGCCGGAGTAAATCTCGTCGATCTTCTGGCGGATCGGAGCTACTTGGCCCAGCACTGCGTTGTATTGGGCTTCAATGGCTTTGATTTTGCGATTTAAGAAGTTCTTCTCTCGTGCCGTCATCTTACGCGCAGCAGGAGTTTCACCTTTACCGAGCTGAGCCTGCACACCGGCAACCTTTTCCCCCATCGTCAGGCTTGCCAGTCCAGAACCTTTTTGCTCCAACAACGCTTCGTATTCTGCGGACAGGTTTAGCAGTTTCTGGTACAGCGAAGTCTTGGCGTTGCCTTGAGGCATCTCGACTTTTTTGCGCAGGGCACGGATTTTGTCCATGACCACAGCCCTCTCGACAGCGCCTACGCCTTGCTTGTCGTAAATGTCTTGCAGCGAAACCTTGTCACCGTTTTCGTCCAGCACGAACTCTTGGCTGTTGCCGTTTTTAAACAGTGTCTGGGCCTGCTCGTCATACAGCTCATTGAACAGGTCTGCACGCTCACGCTTAACACTACGCAAGCGCTGGCCCGTCCCCTTACCTTTTTCAGTTTCGGCTTTCTGCGATCCGCCAAGACCCAGACGTTCGTCAAGCAGCCGTTGAATACGAGCTTCTTCTTGGGAGCGGCTTTCCAATGCGTCCAGTTTTTTCCGGTCCTCAACACGGGCCAGAATGTCCAGAGTGCGTTTGTCGTTGTTGCCGACCGCCGTAGCAATCACGTTGTGCGGACTGAAGATGTCCCAGATGGATGTGTCCAGTTTGCCCTTAAGCGTTTCTGCTTTTGGTGCAGCAGCACGCGAACGCTCGGCTTCTGCCTCGTTGATCTTTTTCAGGC